GACCTCTGTTTATTCCCTTACAATATATTGCAATATTCTGCATCTCTTTTGAGTGAGTTTCAAACAAATTTAGTTGTTAATATTAATACTGCGAATGGAGCGGTAAGCGGTTCTATGTCGTTTAGATTAATGGGGCAATTAGATTCATTTACTTTTGATTTAACACCACAATTATAGTTATATGGCTTATACAAATAAGATTATTTTTATTAATGGCACTCAAGTTTATTATGTTAATACATCTTTAAAAACTCAAGGTGGTTATCCAGAGACAGTGCAAAGAGTGCAAATTTCTGGTAATTCTGTAGATGTTCAGTCTTACGATAAACTAGAAACAGCAATTGCTAAAGTTAGTTTTGATATTCTAGTGTCTGATTCTGATAACGATTCTGATCCAAGACAATTTATTAAAAGCATCAAAGCTAATAAGGGTAATAATCAAATTGTAATACAATCAGATGGGGTTGGTAAAACTCAACTTTATAAAAATGCTTCGTTAATGAGTGATCCAGAAATTAATGAAAACCCAGATGGGACTATTTCATTAGCATTTGAATCTATGCCAATGATATTGGTTGATTAATATTTTTCTCTAAATCAATAAATTTTATCTAATATGGAGCTTTTAAAAGAAAAGGAATACGAATTATTATCTGAATGTCAATATTTTGATAACAATAAGACACTGCAATCCACTAAAAAAGTTAAAATGTTCGCTCTTAAATTTTGTGATAGCGATGGTTTAAATGATTTGAGTGATTATAAAACAATTCAATTTCTTTGCGATAAATCCTATATTTCTCCTATTCAAGAAGGTAAGTTAAAATTTGACTCGCTAGATGTTAGAGCCGCTAAATTATTGCTTGTGGAGTATAGTAAAAATTTTTTAGACCTATCTCCTTTCTTACCGAAAGAGTAGAGAGGAGGAAGTTTAAAGAAACTATCTATAGCTTTCTAAAGCATACCCCATTCACCTATAGCGATATTATTAATATGCCTTTCCCAGAGCTTTTTGAATGGTTAGATATAGCTATTAAAGACAACCAATCTGAACACCAAAAAGCTGAAGCCTCACAAAAGAAAGCTGAAAGCGAAGTAAAAAGGAGAACAAGATGAGTGATAAAATATCCTACATTTTAGAAGTCCAAGACAACTTTTCTACTGCCACCACAAAATTTAAAAAACAAATTACTGCGATTGATGGCATTTTAAAATCATTAAATAATGAATTAGATTTAACATCAACTAAGTTATCTAAATTTGGTAAAGGATTAAAATTTAATTTTAATGCAAACGCAGATTTGGATAAACTTTCTAAATCTATGGATAAAGTTGCCACTTCCGCTGGTAGGATGAGAAAAGCTACATCTAAATACCAACCAGACTTTATTTTAAGTGGCGATGGAAAGCTAAGTGATCGCATATTTAATGCTTCAGCAATCAGACTGGAAAAATATAATAAAAGAGTTTCTGATGGATATAAGGCTTGGGGAATAAAAAATAATATTGAGAAGATTAGGATACAAAAATATTTTGATAATTTAAGCGGCAGTAAAACACAACTAGCTTTATATAACCCGCCATCCAAAAATTTTGTTATGGGGGAATCTAGCTCTAGCTCTAGCATCTCAAGCCCTAGAAGATATAGCCCAAACTTTACTTTACCAATTGATAGTTCTTATAGACGCAACTATTCCCAATCTACAGCATTAACTCCTTATAATCCTAATCCATATGGAACAGCAGTATCTATATATGGAAATTATCGTGGTAAAATTATAGAGGGAGTTTATAAAGATGTATCAGAAGAAATATTAAGTGCAACAAAAAATAATTCTGCTTATAAAGGTTCTGCACGCCCTGTTTTTGCTGGTCCATTTTCTAAAATAAAATTTGATAATGAGACTGGTGGATGGGTGTCTGCTGATAAAAGCAAAATTGCTGGTTATGGAATGGCTGGCTTATTAGGTGGAAGATTAGGGGCTAATGGCATTGCTTCTGGCTTAGGATTTGCAGGAGCCGCTTATACAGTTGGACGATCTGTTAAGTATGTTCACGACACAACAGTTCAAATGGACTCTTTGCGAGCTTCTTTATCTGCATTAATTCCTAAGGTAAAAGGATTAGAAGTAGCTACCCCTGAAAGTGAGGTTCAATACCTAAGAGGAGTTTCAGATAAATATGGTTTAAATTTTAGTGATATTGCTCCTGCCTATGTTAAGATGTTAGGAACTGGTGGAAAAACAGATGCTTCTTTAGCTAAAGGACTTGTAGAAAATATTGGTGGTTATGCTGGATTACTTGGACTTTCTGGACCTGCGACACAAGATACTATGAGGGGTTTTCAAGATATGTTATCTAAACAGGTCTTAAACGCTCAAGAGGTCAACCTTCAAATGCAACAGTTGGTTGGTGCTAAACCAATGATGCACAAGGCTTTTTATCAAATATCACAAAGGCAAGCTAAGGCTCAGGGTAAAAAATCCCCAGTAACAATGGAAAATGCCTCTATGTATTTCCAAGCAGCAATGGCGACTGGTAAATTATCCGCTGACTTGATGTTAAGAGAGTTCATTAAGGTTATAGAAGAGGATTTCGGCAAAAAAATGCTTGAAAAAGCCAATAAACTAGGAAACGAAGAAAGAAGATTAGCAAGTGCTACCCAAGAATTAGCGACTTCATTTGGCGATATGACTTACGACTTACAAATAGGAGCTGTTAGAGGATTGACTACATTTACCAAAGGTTTAAATGATGTTACTAAGGATGCTGGGATACTCGGAGGATATTTAAGCAATTTATTATCAGATGCGGCTAAAAAAGTTCCTCCTGAAGTTAAAAATTCAGTTTCTAAATTAGTTAGTGCTGGTCCAGAAATTATTTGGGGAGGGACTCAAATAGCTGGTATGGGTTTGATTGCTGGTTTAGCTGGGTTAATGGGAAATGGTGAATTATTAAAAGAATTGCCAGATACATTGCAAAGCAAATGGGAAAAAGATTTTACTAATACAAGAACGGTATATGAGGACTTAAAAGCATTGGGACAGGCAATAATAGGATTGGATGAAACTATCAAAAAAATGCCTTCAAATCAACAAAAAGTAGAAGTAAAAATAACTACCGAAAATATGCCAGACTTTTTTAAAGTTAAACAAGATCAAAATATGTCTTTTTGGAGACCTGAAACAATAGGAGGAAGATGAGTGTATTAAGTGGATTTTATAGAGCTTCTTACAAAATAGGTGGTAAAACAGCTAGATTTTATGCTAGAAAAGCGGAGATTACCGAACTTGGTCGCAGGACGGTTGTTCACGAATATCCAAACTCTGATAATCGTTATGTTGAAGATTTGGGCAAGATTGCTGGGAAATATGCATTAGATATAGAGATACAAGAAGCAACTGCCTCCGCTTATAAGAGCTCTAGGAATAACTTGATGAAGGCATTACAAACACAGGGTCTTGGGACTTTAACACATCCTACACTTGGCAAAAAGAAGGTTGTTCCTATACCATCTTCTATGACAGAAGATTTTATCACTGAAAATGGGATTGTTGCTTTTAGAATTACATTTTTAGAAAGCACTTTAAATATATTCCCACAATCTACAGAAGGAAATAAAGGCTTTTTAGCCAATCTTTATGATAAAGTTTTGGGTGAAAACGAAAGTGCTTTATCTTCTGCTCTTGATTACTTTAATGGTGGAATAGAGCTTTGGAATGATGCTAGAGATGGTATTCAAGAAATTACAGACACTATTAATGATGTTGTCTCTACTGTCAATGGTATTGTTGATGAGGTTGGGGCATTTAGTGCTGATATTCAAGCGTTATCTGCTTCAATTATTAATTTGATGCAAACGCCAGCTAATTTGGCTAGAAGATTTACTACTATATATAATAGCATTGCTACTATTACAGATGATTTTAAAATAATGACTAATATTGTTTTACAGATATTTGGAAGTGGTGATAGAGCTAAAATTAACGGAAACTCTGCTGTAATTAAACAATTAAATGATAATAAAATTGCATTAGCAAATTTTACTGATGTTGCTTGTTTAAATATAGCTTATTTGGCATCTACAAATATAGATTTTGTTTCTCAAAGCGATATAGACGCAATGTTAAATCGTCTAAATACCGCTTTTAATTCATTAGATCCAAATTCTATTGATGAAGATGTTTATTATGCATTGCAAGATGCTAGGACACAAAATAGACTACTTTTACAAAATGAGAGGGAGACACTACCTTATTATGTTTCTATTAGGTCAAATTTAATTCCAGCCTCTGTTTTGTCATATAATCTTTATGGAACTAGCTCTAGGGCTGATGAATTAATTGCCCTTAATGAGATAGAAGATCCAGCATTCGTATATGGAAATTTAATTGCATTATCTAACTAATGGTAAATATTCTAACAGTAGATATTGGCGGAGAAGTCTTTAACACTTTTAAGAGTGTTAAGATAAATACAGATATAAATATATTTGGTGCTGATTTTGATATTATAATCAATGTTCCAATAGAGAAGCCGATTATTATACAAGGCAACGAAATTAAAATTAAAATTGATGGGGAAGCTGTGCTAACTGGTTTTATAGAAAAGCAGCAGATAAGTTATTCTAGTGATAACGCAAGTATATCTATTAGAGGCAGAGATAAATTATGCGATTTTTCTGACAGCAGAGTTTCAAATAAAATATTCAAAACCCCAATTGGCTTTATAGAGATATTAGAAAAATTATTAATCAATACTGGGTTTGCGATAGTTTCTAGTAATAAAATTATTGGTATAAAAAATAAATTAAGCGAAACTGAAATATCCATTCTTAATGACGCTGGGGATATTCAAGATTTTTTAACCAATGAAAGCATTGGATTTAGTAAAGATGAAAGTGCTTATAACTTAATTAAAAGACTTGCCAACAAAAGAAAATTAGTAATAGGGGTAAATAAAGATGGTAATTTTATTATAAGGCAAATAGGAAAAGAGAAAGCAAGCACAATTTTAATAAATGATACTTTTGCTAACAAACCAAATCTTAAAAATAATATTATTAATGCGGATATTGAAATTGACGACTCTCAAAGATATTATGAATATAAAATATTATCCAGTGGGACAAATACAGCCCCAACTCAAACTGGCACTATAAATGGTGAGGCAAAACTGCTTACAAGAGATCCATTAAAAAATAATACAGTTCAATATTCTGGGGTTTTTTATGATAAGTCTATTAGAAAAACAAGAAAATTTTTAGATAATGTTACTGGTATGAATAATAGCCTGTGTAAAGAAAGAGCAGAATGGGAGTGTAATATCCGTTTAGCCAAATCTTTTCAATATAAATGTTCTGTTTATGGGTGGAGACAAAGTTTAAACCCAATTATTTCTCAAAATCCATTGTGGAAAATAAATGAATTAGTTAGGGTGGTTGATTCTAGGGCTGGCATAGATGATGATATGCTTATTAAAGCTATTAATTATACACAAGACATTTCTAGCGGGACTAGAACTGAGATGGTTTTAGTAAATAAATTAGCTTATACAAACTCAGTATTTGAACCAAAAATTAAGCAAGGTAAAAAGAAAAAGAAATCTTTATATCCAATATTAGACCCAGCAAAATAAAATATGTATAATTCTATTCGTTTAGCAAAAATTATAAAATTAGAATATGTTGGGGAGCTTGGAAGGATTAGAGTTCAATTTCAAGATCCTAATGCCTTAGATATAGAGGAAGGAGTGTTGATTTATCTTACAGGTGATAATGCTTGCCCAGATGTTGGAGACCAATGTGTAGTTTTAGGAATTGGTGATAATTATGGAATGAATTATGTATTTCCTTATGATTTAGATAATGCCCCATTAATTGAAGAAGGAGAGAAAATTCTCTATGGAGCAAAAGGAAATAAGGTTTATTTTAAAAATGATGGCTCAATTATTATTGAGGCTACTAATGAAAAAAATATAATAGTCACGACTCCACAAGTTGATTTTAGCAAAGATATAAATCTTGCTGGAGTTTTAAAAATAGATAATATTAAAGTGGTTGGTAATCAAGGTGCAGCAGTTGCTGATCCGACTGGTGGTAGTGTAATTGATGCGGAGGCTAGAACTGCAATTATTGCTTTAAAAGCTAGATTACAAGCTCACGGATTAATAGCGTAGCAGAAACCAAAAAACTACTAAAAGAAACTGCTACGCCTAACATTAGTTATAATATATTCTATTTTTATGTCAATTAAAGATTTAAAATTACACCAAGATGCAAATGGAAATTGGGATATTTCCTTTGTTAACGGAGATTTTGCGTTAACTGAAAGTTTAGAAACTTCTTTTTTGATAACAATTTTTTGCCAAAAAAGAGATGATACTATTGAAGATCCAAGATCAAGAGGTGGATGGATTGGTAATGAATTAAATAATGATGGATTTGAACAGGGTTCTTTGCTTTGGACGCTTTATCAAAGTAATTTAGACCAAGATAATATTAATATTTGCGAAAATTTATTAGAAGATGCTTTTAATTGGTATATAGAAAAAGGCATTGCAAAAGAAATTAATATCAATGTGCAAAAAACACTTGACAAAGAAGGGCTTACTGCGACAATTACCGCCATAAGAAATGATAACACAGAATTTGTGCAATATTATGACTTATGGATTAATACCATAAATAACACATAGCTTCACCACAGCGAATGGCATTTAATTTACCTTCTGATAGGAAGGAAGTATATAACAGAATAGTATCAGACTTTACCGCACAGATACCTGATAGCGGAGCGTTTTTGCCTGCCTCATATGTATCGTCAATTCTTAAATCGTTAGCAAATAGAGTTTTTGACAATTATCAGAAAATAAATCTGATGATTAAAGAGTTTTTTATTCAAACTGCTAGTGCAGCCTATATACCTAGATGGGGTGATGTTTATGGTATAACAAGAAATCCACCAGTTGGCTCTTCTGGCAATATAGTTTTAACAGGAACTGCGGCTACTTTAATTCCTGTTGGCACTACTTTGCAAAGTGCTTCTGGCATTTCCTACACTACTCAAGCAGACACAACTATCTCACTAAATACAGTATCTATTGCCTCTATGTCTAGGACTGGAGCAACTGTTAGTGTAAATTTCTCATCTACTCATAATTTAGCTAGTGGTATTACTGTTTCCATTACTGGTGCTACACCATCTGATTTTAATGCTACAAATGTCAGAATAACCGTTACTACTGCAAATCAATTTCAATTCACCCAAGCTGGAACTGCTGGTTCGCCAACTGGAACTCTAATAGCACAATGGACTACTGCTGTTGCTCAAGTTAATTCTAATACACAAGGAGCTAATACTAATATTACCGCTGGCGGTGTTCTTACTTTGTCTAGCCCTATTTCTGGTGCTAATAACAGTGCCTTTATAGACCTAAATGAAATTTCTGGTGGAACAGACCAAGAGAGTGCGGACTCTTATAGAGCAAGAGTTTTATTTCGTATTCAATTCCCTTTTTCATTTTTTAATAAAAATGCTATTATTGGGCAAGCAAAACAAATTGCAGGCGTTACTAGAGTTTGGGTGTTTTCCCCTGATTCTACTTCTGCAGGGATTTCTATTTCAAGCATAACTAGAAATGGGCAAATCGCCACTGCTATCTCTACTGCTCACGGACTTGTCAGCGGAAATTATATCACTGTTTTTGGTGCTACACAATCTGAATATAATGTTGTAAGAAAGCAAGTCGTTGTTATTGATGCCAATACTTTTGCTTATGTTGTTAGTGGAAGCCCTGCTACACCTGCAACAGGCACCATTACCGCCTCTTATTCTTATGTTGAATTAGGGCAAGTTAGAGTATTATTTGCTCGTGATAACGATACCTCAATTATTCCCTCTTCTACCGAAGTTAATGCTGTTAAAGATAAACTGCTAGAAATCAAACCAGCTCATATTGGTGATGGAGACATTATAGTTTCTGCACCCATTGCTATTCCAGTTAATATTACATTTTCTACTCTTAGCCCTAACACAACGGCTATGCAAACTGCCATTACAAATTCCCTAACTGATTTCTTTAAGATTTCTAACAATGTTGGGCAAAATATTACACTAGCTGATTTGAATGGATTAATTAGTAGAACTATAGATGGAAATGGTAATGTGCCTATTTA